GAAGCCTGCTTCAGGGGCAGGGGCAGCTTCGGGTTCCCTGTTTCGCGAAACGAATCCGGCATCTGCGATTGCCATCCGTTCCATGTCTTCTATTCTTTCGTCCTCTGTCACAAGCATGTCGGACGGTTCCATAGCCATCCTTGCCATGTCTTGTTCTTCTCTAGAGGGTTGCGTAAGTTCAGGACCAGCCATACGAGAGCTTGGCTCTAGGATCATAGGAATAGCACCAGCAACTTTCAGAGGAACTTTAGCTGCTACTGCGGCGCTTTCAATAGCCACATCTCTTGCTACTGCACCGGCGTCTTCCATCAGTGCTGCGAATGTCGCGCCGCCTGTAAGTCCAGCTATGATAGTATTAACATTTTTGCCAAACTTCTTACCTAACGCCGTCAGGAAATTGGTCTTATCTGATCCACCTAGTTTTTCGTGAGCGTCTGGGTACATCTCTGCAGCCGTTGCCCCCGAAGCGGCTTCTGCCGTTGCGGTGGGTTTGACGGGTTGCGGGGTATCTGCTAACTCTTGGCCCTTTTTGCGCTTGTCTATTTCCGCTTGCAAAAGCCCAGTTTCTGCTTGGACTTTAGCGGTTTCCTGATACGTACGAGCGGCACCGGGGTCCGTGTCCACCGATACAGGGTTGATGTTGTCATTTGCAAAGACTACACCCTGAGAAAGTTCTCGTGCCCTTTCCTGCATAAACGGAGGAAGATTGTTGACAGCCTCTCCCGTCACAGCGTAACGGGCTGTATAGGGTGAAATTTCAGTAATACCAACTTCTGTAAGAAACTGACCGTGTGTGCGAACACGAGTTTCTGCCTGCCCCTCTGCTGCAGGAACAAGTACAGCGTTTCCTTCAGACATCAATACCCATGTTTGAAAAGATGCGGCGTTAGCTTGTTCGATTCGCCCAGCTTCGTTTAGAACGGCTTGATACTTCTGTACGTTACCTTCTTGAGGTCGCCACGTTAAGGCACGGCGAACAGTACTGGTTTCATTGTAGCCTTGGGCACTAAGGTGCGTTTCCATCAAACGCCGAAAATCATAAGCACTAAATTTTTCTTTTACATACGTGCCTGTGCCTTCAGAATAATATTCAATCTCTGGAATGTTTGCTTTTCCAAGTTCTTCATTAATTATCTTGTCTAACTTTTCCGGGCTTTCAAATACGAGTCCGTCCGTTCTACTCCCGATATGATGACGTATGACATCTCGTTGAGAAGAGGGCATGTAAGCAATAGGCACAGATTTTTTACCCTTGCCTTCTACATTATCTTTTGAATCTGTTTTAAGATCGAGACCTTTTACGATACCAGTTTCAAAATTTATATTTTCAACTCGAAGTCCCTTAAAATCTGAAGGACGATACCCCCCCTGCATCATCATCAGCATACGAACGCCTGCTGCTTTTCTTGCAGGGTCTTCACTTCCGAGAAGTCCTGCCACTGTTTTCTTTACTTCAGTGTAAACTTCAGGGGGATACGCAAGTGGTATCTTACGATCAATTACTGTCGAAAAACCCGCTTTAAGATAATCAGCTTCACCGACAGTCTCTTTCATCATTGCACGGAATGGATTGGCACCCCGCGCCCCGGCAAGACCTACTTCACCTAGTATCTTTTTAAAGTCACCTACGAGTTCGTCGCTGCGAGTATCTTTACCGTGCTTAACAAGTGCTTTGATAAACGCGTCTCGTTTAGGCCCGCCTTCTTTGATTTCCCCTAGTGTGATGTCCCCAAAGCCGAGATCATTAAGAAACTTGACACGTTTCTCAATAGCCGCCACAGGTATATCAGTTCGATTAGACTGTACATCTAGCAGAGACGTAGCACTAAGGGCATCTCCACGGGAAACGCCCTCTGCGGTAATCCGAGGAATAAAATCCTCTTTAAACTGAATAGGTTTAGTAGCCATTAGTAACCAAATGTAGCATCAAAGGGCTTGAATGCCTGATCCTTGATGCCTTGAAGTGTTTTGTGTATAGCCTGATACCCCGACGTGCGCGTCATAACCATATACCGCAACGCATCGTACGCATGATCCTCTGCCTTCGTGTCTACATCTTCACTGTTGGTTTTGGAGAGAGGTATGCCCGATAGTTGAGCTATGGTGTGCTTGCACGTAGAGAATATTCGAAGACGCGGTTCTTTGGTGTAGGGGTCGTCAGCAAGCCGCCTGTGAACTTCCATTTTACCTTGGAGACGGTTGCGGTCCGAAGGAGTCCACCTAACACCGGCCCGCATCATTGTCTCTGCAATGGACGGGCCAAAGCCGGTCTTGTTCCAGCAAGAAGAGTCTAGGACGTTGTAGTGTGGAAGTGGGTCTAACTCTTCTGCTTCTAGTATTTTATCAGCGAGTTGCTCGGCTGTCAAGTGCCTAGCATATAACTCACGATAAATCCAGATGTTATTATCCCAGTCAATAGCCCCCCACAAAACGCATGAAGGACTCGCGTACCCGTAGTCCGCCGCACGTATGCGGGGCCAGTTGGTTGGAAGTTCAAAATGTTCGACCACATGTCGTTGCCTCGAAAACTCGGGGAAGGCCGCTCCCTCCGCCACGTCCCAATCCCCTTCTAGGAGTCGTCTACGCTCGACATCCGGGAGCGACCTGAGCATAGCCTCGTACTGGCCGTCTGCCATCAGGTAGGGATTATCGGTCAACCGTGCGGGAACAAATTTGCGATAGAACAGCGGTTGACCTGCTTTTTCGTGACCATCCGGCCACACAAACTCTTTTCCAGATTCTAGATCGTAGGCACCAAAAGGCTTGTTTGGTTCGCGGTGATCAATGTACATCTTCTTGACCCACCAACCACCCACTCCTCCGGGGTTGGCTGTGCAGCGCATACACAACTGTTGCTGGAGTTCAGGATCAGTAGAACGAAGGCGAGAACGCAAGTAATCCCAGACGTAGGGTGTAGGATACTGGGTAATCTCATCTATACCTATCCAGTTGAATGCCTGTCCCTGAAAGCGAGTTACGTCCTTGTCCCTGTCGAGATAGGTGAACCACATGGTTGCACCGGAGGGAAAGACCCACGTAGACTTGGACTCGCGGAACGTGGCTCCCGGGAACGCTTTGATGTAAAGCTGCTTCGACTTGTCGATCAGTTCGGTTAGTTCGTCGAGAGTACGCCTAAGAAGAAGCCCACGATGATTAGGGTTATGGCAGTAGCGCAAAGGATCGGCCAAGAGAGCGAAAGATTTACCACCCCCGGCTGCTCCCCCGTAGAGAACATCCCTTTCACCCGCGCTAAGAAACTCTTCTTGTGGTCCCGGATTCGGCTTGAAAATAATTGGACTGCCATCCACAAGGTCTCCCACTGCGTCCGGAAGATTTGTAAGATCGCCTTGATCAATGACTCTAGTTTTTTCACCCTGTAGTGCCTTCTCTATCTTATCTGCTGAATCTGTTAGTTTCTTGACTTTCTTTTTCTTGTATTCGGCTTTGCGTTGCTGTGTGGCTGCGGACTTCTTTGCATTACGAAGACGCATCTGAACAGAACGCCGTGCCCGTTCCCTGTCACTGAGCTTGTACTCGGCTTTGGGTTGGTTCGGGTCTTTCTTTGGTCTGCCACGAGTTCGCGGCTTGTCCACAGTTGCCGGATCAGGGGGAACTAGGACGCGTTTGCGTGGCTTGTTAGCCATCTATGACTACTTCTTTTTTAGGAGGGAGGAGAACAACGCCATGAACCGCCTGTACGTTGTGGTTCAGGGTCTCTTGTCTGCCGAGACCTACCCGATTGAGGATGGATTCGGCTGCTTTCATGCGTAGATCGTCGCCACGCGTGATATCGGGAGCGTCTACAAGGCTGACTAGCTTGTTCGCGGCCTTGAGGGACTGTCCTGCCAGCACGGTCTTGGTGCGGTCGATGATTTCGTCCGCTAACCTGTCCTTGAGCCACTTGATAGAGCCTTCTGCGTACCCAGCAACCTCCGCTGCAGCCCGTATATTGCCACCATTGTCGAACAGGGCGTCCAGAAAGACCTCTTGTTTCTCTGTGAGGACGGGTTTGCGGCTGTTTTGCTGGGGTAAAAGGTTCATGTGAAGTCTGCCTCTATACATTTGAAGCTGTAAGTAGCTGGAACGGGGAATATTTGGGAAACACCCTCTGCCATTTCGTACGATCTGGTCTCACATGCCTCGATTGTTTCGTGAGGACCACGTGTATCGTCGAACCTGAAGCAATTTTCAGGTGCATAGAGGGCACAGACAAGTAATACGGCTTCGAACACGGGGGAAATTCTCCTTACAACCCGTTAGTTTAGGGCTAGTTACTCATCCTGTCAATAGAAAAGTACAAAAAAGTATTGACAAATGCGAAATCTGACTGTACACTGGCGCTAAGCCTGCCGGGGATACACCCATGTACTCCCTATTCCCCCCCTAAAGGGTTCGCGGGAAGACCATACAGGTAACCTAAAATCACAAAAATGCTGTCGGGATTGCATGGCAAATGCCGGGGACCCCGGGTGGCCCTCGCGCACCCGCGCCCACGTTGAATCTTTTTTTTGTCCTATCTGTCATAAACACCGATTTAGCCGGCTTTCGGCCCCGGCAACCCACAGCCACCCCGGCAACCATGCAAAGAACGCCCGCCCACGCCCGCGCCCGCGTTTTGTCATTTGTCATGCCGGTTAATCTGCAGGCGACTGCCGGTGCCAAAAAGCGCA